CTTGAAGCTTGAGGCTTCTGGCCCGGACCAGGACGCACGCTTGTTGCTTCCGTCGAAGCTTCGTCGCTAATGGCCTGGTCCGAATTGTGAAGCTCGTTCGTCGGCAAACAACCCAGGACTCTGCGAGCTTCTTTATTACGTAGTTTGCGTAATTCTTTATAATACTTTGGATGTCTAAACATTTCAATGTTTACCATATCTAATTGTCTTAATTGTGGCGTCCCAACATGCCCGGCAGTCTCTGCATTCATTGTCTTGTTGTGCAGCTGGACAGCTGGCTCCTGAAGTTACAACCTCTGAGCTGTTAGGCCACGACTGAGGCGCCCGCTGGTCAACCATGGGCGCACTGAATCGTATGACTAAATTGTCTGGCTTATCCTCCAGGTGTTTCTTGATCCATGCCTCACGGGTCGGTAACCAGTGACGCTTAGAAGGTGTCAACCTGCAGACAGCATAAATCTTGTTAAGGTGATCCAGATCCTGAACGTCTCCGCTGTCATGCCAGCGAAACACGTCGGGCTTCTTGCTGTTGATCAGGTGTGCCATCGCCTGGACCCAGTCCGGACGCTTGATGGCTGCCAGCCTTCTATATTGTGCATCCTGGACAACTTTAAAAACATAACAGCCTTTGAGAGCGTAGCAGTCGTAACACACTGAGTCCTTCACATCCTGAAGAGCTCCGCCAGTCTTGCACTCTTTGGCAGGTAAACCAATTGACCAGCCCGGCATCTTTGACGGTTTGCTCAGGCCCCCTACTATTTTCCATGCTTCCTCTGTTTTCATATATCCTTTATAATCCTATAATCTTTATCTGTCAAGCTTGCGGCTTGCCGCTTGCTGCTTGGAGCTTGTTGCTTGATGCTCTTAAAAAATTTCTCACAGCTTCGCAGGTAGGCAGCCGGCAGCGTGCCATGGTCCCGCAAAAAATAATGCGTTAAATCATTGTGTCTAATCCTTCTCATTGTTTTCTTCCCAGGAAGCTCCAGCGTATTCCTCATACCATGCATCAAAATCACCGCTTAGTGGTTGCTTATACATTTTGCATTGTTCCTCGTACCACTTTTGCAGCTCGTAATAATTTTTTAAGATTTCTTTTTTTAGATCCTCTTTGCTGCCATAGACTGTAGACAACATATTTTTTTTAATATTGTGATCGTAAACGTTTGACATATCATTCTCCTTTCTAAATCCATCCTATACTATCCTTTACCAGCTGTCAAGAGCTTGCTGCTTGTGGCTGCCGGTAGGTCTCACCCGGCTTTACCCTAACGCGATCCTGTTGCGCATAACGTCCAAGACCAATTGGACCACAGACCAGCCAACGCCAGAGTCTCTGTGATCTAGCGGCGGCGGCGCGTTGACTGATCCCAGGTCCAGCATCTTATGGCAGATTAAGCAACCTCGAAAGTTGCGCCATTTCCAACATACTGAACCAGGGATCAGTTCTAGCTGTAGAATTGCAATGTAGTTTCTCTTTCGATAATACTTTTGACACCACAACCAGAAGTTGTCCCACCAAATTAGAAACGAGTTAGAGATAAAACTTAACTAATTTGATAAATACAATATAATCCTTGACAATCCTATTGTCAAGTGTTAATTTTAAATTATGCAAAAAATAAATACAGAAAGAGGTAGCATGACTAAAGAGAGAAAAATAACACTTAACTCTGATAAGAGAAAAGTAATTGCAGATCAATTTCAATCTTTTTTTGAGGATAAAGTAAAAGACAAATTGGTTCAAGCAAAAGAACAATATAATCTTATGCGAGAAAAAGCAAAAGAGAAGATTGAACAAGTAATAAGATATCATCAACCACAAGAAGATGTAGATACAATCAGGTCTATGATTAAAAAATACAATAGTTCAGGTGGCGAGTTGTATGAGGATAATTGTTTCTATGTTTCAAGACCAATTAAAAAAGTTGATGATGAGGGTAGAGAGTATGACGCAAATGACGAAATCCATGTAAGGTTTGATATGGGCAGAAATTTTGCAAGAGCATACTATCGTGATGAGATGAGAGCAAAAGGTTTAAATCCTGACTTTCATTTATCAATCAATGATGATTACTCAAAAAGAAATCCAAAATATTATAATGATGAGAGTGCAGTAAATAAATTTTTGGGTTTCAGTACATCTTCTAATGATGATAAATCTATAATTACACCAGTATCAAAGTGGGAAAATGATTTTAAACTTTGGACTATTGGTTCTAGTTATTGTCATTCAAGACTATTCAAAGTTGATGAGAATACTATGAATTTCTTTAAGATGTATAAACAAAGTGCAGATAATGTAATTGTTGCACATGGTCAATTATATGATTATGTTGAAAATAAAATGAGGACTTTAAGATTAGGTTTAAAATCTTACAGAACATTTGACCAAGCAAAAGCACTCGCAGATAAAGTCGGAGTTGTTTTAAATGAAACAATGTTAAATGAAAGTTCTAGTTTGGCTTTATCAATTTATAGTCCTGAAAATTTGGCTAGTCTTTTGGAAGATAAAGAGGTCTTAACTAGAGATCAAAAGATCGCCATTGCAAGACAACAAATGGCACAAAATAGTTTAAATTAACTATTGACAATTAAGGGACAATCCTATAGGGTTGTCCCTAGAAAGAGAGAAATAAATATGACTAAAACATTTTATATAACTTACTACTCAAACAAAGACAAAAAGCACATAACAAGACAAGGCAAACATGACGATAAGTCAAGATATGGGACATCAAAAAAAGGTGTTGCGTATTATGTTTATTATGACCTAGACGCACATGGTTATAGAACTGCGACTACAAGTTGGAAAGTCAGGCACTAATGAAAAAATATAAAAACCCAATGAAAGCAGTTAGGGAAATAAGAGAAGAGTTGCAATCAATTCTTAAAGACTATCACTATAATAGTGATAGTGAACAAATGTCTAAAGACGTCGTCACTGCTTTAGAAAACTTAATCGGAGATTTAAAATGAGTGATTATAATTGGTGTCATGGTCCACGTTGTCATAAAAGACATACAACCACAAGAGTTCGTGGCGTCAAGGGCTCTAAGGTTTTAAGAACAAAAAAAGTTCCTTATAGTTCTCACTGCGCTCAACACTGGAAACCTTATCTTTATTTCTGTGATCAAACTTGTATGCATGATTTTATTTTTAAACATATAGAAGAAATTGTGCAATTACACCCAAGAACTGAGGCGCTCGAAACACCTATTGACGTGGTTGTAGAAAATAGGACCGATTACTTTGGCAATCCATATAAACAGAAAATAATAAAAGAGGTTGACAATAACCCTAATCCATGAGATTATAGGATATGACAAATACAGAAATAAATACAAAAACATCAGAGTTTAAAATCATCGAGAACCAAAAAGATGAGCCTGATTTAAAACAGGCTCAAAAGTTCGTAGGTGGTATGGTGCAAGGTATCGAGTTTCCTAATGGTGATTACATGATCATGAATGAAGAGGGAAAGTTGAAACAGTTACCATTGAACCCTGAGGCAACTACATTGTGGCGTGCAACATTTACAAAAGATAAATACCTTTTTGGGTATGATGACTTTGTTGTTGGTCCTGCAATACTAATAAAAAAACAAGCCCTAAAACGTTGGGCGTAATTACTCCTTACCCCTGGCCCTAACGGGCCAGGGGTCCCGAACCAAATCCAAAAATCAATTATAAGTTGTGGCCGGGCCCCCCTTTTTGTAAAAAGGGGTCCCACTACTCTAGGTTGTATTGCTTGATTTAGACAGTTATAGCTGGTAAAAACATGTTGAACACTTTAAACGTAGTGCGAAAAATTTTTTAAAAAATTTTTATGGAATTGAATAATATAGATATAAGTAAACTACCTGCAGACGTTCGTAGAAAATTTAAACAGTTGCAGGTCATGCACGCTGAAAAAAAGATACAGAACAAAGCTAAAGATGACTTTCTATCTTTTGTAAAATGTATGTGGCCCGATTTTATAGAGGGTTCCCACCACAGACATATCGCAGATAAATTTAACAAATTAGCATCGGGCGAGATAACACGTCTGATAGTTAACATGCCCCCGAGACACACCAAGTCGGAGTTTGCCTCATACTTACTTCCTGCTTGGATGGTGGGCCGTGATCCAAAGCTCAAGATCATACAGGCAACACACACGGGCGAACTAGCGGTAAGGTTCGGTCGAAAGGCCAAGAACCTTATCGACTCGGAGGATTACGGCAAGATTTTTAAGACAAGATTACAGGAGGACTCAAAGGCAGCG